GAAGCGGTTCAGCACCTTTTACAAAGTTGCTAATCTCTTCGTCAGTTTTAACATAAGTTGTTCCGAAAGTGGCTACACCTTCCAAAGCCTCTTCACTAAGCTCCAGTCGTCCCTTGTACTCCTGTCGCAGTGCTTCCGTGATTTTTTGCTTCATAGCTTAGATTTATATTGGTTAATGCTACTCGATTTAGGTAAAAACACATTGAGCCACCCGCGATATATACCGCGAATGGCTCAATGACCTTAATATATATATGGATATGAGAAAGAAGTGACTTCTTGTTTTCCGCTATTATTTGAGGCTTATAAGTCCAATAAAAATGTGTTTTTCATGGTATTAGACCATTAATCAAGTCCTCTCTTATTACAACATAACTTTACAATAGCAAAAATTTTTAGAAGAAGAATTACCTTTTTATTTTATCCATGCACTATGCGGGTTCAGTCACAATGCGACCATTATGAACTATAACCCTAATTTCTCTGGAACATGATTTACACCATACTTTGAAGCTGCCTTCAACTTCTTCGGTGACACACAGTAGTTTAGGTTTATGTCCGTGTTTTTCACATTCAGAGCAATACACTCGTTTTGTATTCACGCTTATCGTTCTGCTTGTTGCCACAAAAATAGCACATAATTACGCACACTCCAAAAAAAATATTTACTTTTGCCTCAAAATAAGGCTGTAAATGCCTCACAAACCTTAAATTACTAATATTTTCTACCGAATGCCGCTACGGTTAATTGATAAAAGCATAATATTTCCTAAGCCTTATCCCAAAGTGACCAGAAAGCTGCCAACAGTAAAAGATGAAGGATGGACGAAAGTTGATGGCTTTACTCTGAGAAAAGGGATTGATTTCATACCACAAGTAGGAATGCAAGAGTCTGTGTGCGCTTGCGAAAGTAATCTGATATTCATGTGCGGTCAAGCAACGTCCGGAAAAACGTTTACCATGTATCTTAAAGCGCTGGGCGGTGTAGATAAATTCGGTTTTACTTCGCGTATTATCTCCGTGCGCGCTGTCGACTCGCAAAAAGGTTCGTCTATATTCCGAGACGGTGTGACAGTGCTTGGAAATTTCTCAAACTGCGATTACTCCTCATCCGGAGTCCCAACTTTTTCTTATCCGCAATGGAATAGCAACTTGCAACTTATTCACTCAAACTTTAACGTCAGAAATCCAGCCGAGTGGAAGCTGTTCCAAGACTATGCTAAGAAACAACAGTCGTCACTGATTATGGTGGACGAGGCAACAGAAATGGAAGAGTTTAAAATGTTTGCATATTGGTTTATGCGAAATCGTGATAACTCCGGTATGATACCACAAATGATATGTTCTTTTAACCCACTATATGGGCATTGGACGAACGATATGCTTATCGAAGCTGGGTATATTGATACAAGCACATGGCACCTGCAACGAGACATGATAGGCAAAACAAGGTATTTTTACGTTAAAGGGGATGACCCGCATGGTATTATTTGGGGCGACACTCGAAAAGAAGTAGCAGATGCAGCAGGATTACGCGATAAACCAGAAGACGTTTCAGTTGGTATCACAAGATACGACTACGTAAAATCATTCACAGTGTTCACCGCGAACGCTGCCGACAACCGCGAGCTTGTTCACGCAACCGGAGGTCAGTCTGTTGCAAACCTGCACGCAGTTGGTGCAACACAACGTGCCGTGATCGGCGAGGCTTATTTTGGGCCTATCGAGAACGAGGAAAACTCAGTATCTCGTAAAATGATACTCAATCTTTGGGAAAACCCGGAAGATAATGACGAGATAATGTATGCCACAATGGACGTTTCTTCGGGTAAGGCAGAAAACGATAAGTCGCCGATGATTATATGGAGAGGACATCGGGCGATTGCTGTCGAGTTTTTTAGTGGAGAACCCACAGAGATGTCTGGGTGGATTAAACGCACGCTTGAAAAATACAACGTACCCATCAGCAACTTTGCCTACGACGCAACCGGACACGGCTATTGGATGCAGGGATTAACAGACGGTATTCCGATTACATGGAATAAGCGCGTGATGCAAGAGTATGATCAGTTCGGGAACCCAGTGACACTGGACGAGTTTTTTAATCTTCGCTCACAGCTGCTTGGAAAAACAGAAGTGTTACTGAAAAGCGGAATATTATCTTGCTCTATTCCACAAGACACGAAATTCTTGTATGGTCGAAAAGGCGAAACGCGCAGATTTTTAGATGTACTTTTCGACGAGATGGCACTATTCAACAAAACGACCAAAAACAAGAAAACGTACTATCGCAGTACGGACGAGTTCAAGGAAAAGTTTCACTTCTCGCCGGATATTATGACAACAATAGGTTTGCGCGCAGTATTCGACCTCGACGCACGACCACGAAAACAAGCAGCGCCAGAAGTTAGGGACGACGCTTACGATGATTTCTATTCAAACAATTATGATACAACATTTTTCGATAACTAACAAGTAACAACTAAAACTATGAACATTACAGAAGACTTAAAAAAGCCGTATTGGGTGCGAAAGGTTCACGAGGGGTACAATGAACGTGAGCCAAGGGTTTCTCGCATCGCCAATTTCTACGAGTTCCCAACCGGACAAGCACAGCCTGGCGAAATCTACCTTACAGAGGAAGATTTTGTCAGAGAAATCCAACAGTCAGCTCACAAGCAGATGAGCGAGATGCAATCATCGTGCCCGGTATGGGAACAGCAAACAGATCCGAACGACCCATCAAAGAAACGTTGGACGATAGACCACTTTGACGACGTGGAAGTCACCACGGCTGGTATTCAGAAACGCGGAGCAAACACGTTCATTTCGCACATGAGTGGCAAAGGTTTCGCAGTGTCAAACGAGACAAAGAACGAGGCGGACGCTTTCGAGAAACTTTGTTCTTGGAAGGATTCTGTCGGCATCAACACAACAGCCTTCACAGAAATTTGTACTTCGCTTGCTTACACCTGCGAGGCGCTTATATATCAGTACAAGACAAACAACAACAAAGACATCGAGTACAAAGTATTCTCATACTTGAACGGCGACTTGATTTTTAAGTCGGTAGACGAGAATAACGACCCGGTATATAAGCGCAGATACACTGTCAAAGGCAAGATTGCCATCGACGTGTTCACTTGCAAGCGAGTACAGACTTGGGTCGCTTTTGTAGACGGAGATCAGAAATGGTGGGATGCCGTGAAAGGTTGGTTTAATCAAGCAAGCGGATTATCAGCCGTAGGTACAAAGTCGGAAGATGGCTATGTGTGTGTTTCGGACACAGCGACATCAACACCCGACCATGTGAACCCTTGTACTTATTTCCGTTTACCGGACTTGCGCAGTGGTGACTCACAACTCAACATCGAGGCATACGAAAAAGCAGAGTCGCTCGTTGCCGAGGAATATAAGGAAGATGCGTTCCCGGACTTCTTGATTAAGGCAGAGAAGATTGTCTCTCTTCCGCCAAGAAGTAAGTACGGACGTAAGACGTATGGTGTAAAAGGCTCTGCTGAAAATCTGAAAGCATCCACGGCGGAGTATATCAAGCCGGCAGACGCAAGCAACATCGCGCAGTTAAACCTCGACACTAAGTGGAACGAGATTAAGAACGCTATGATGAGCGTCTACATCGATCCGGAGATTTTGAAGTCGGGCGCAGACAGCTCAACGACTATCAAGATACTGTTCACTCCAGAGCTGCAATACTGCCAGATAATGTGGCCTTTCTTTTTCAAACCGCTTAAACACATGATGAACGTGTTTAAGGAACTTGTCGGGCAGGTGGAGGGAGAACCAACTAAGTTCTCCAAACTGCGCATCTCGATTGCGCCCGATTTTTGGATACCAAACAACACATCCGAAGAGATTGAAAACACTTGCAAGCTCGTTTACGCTGGCGTACTTTCACAAGAAAACGCACGCAACATGATTGACTTGCAGTATGTGAACGATGCCAAGATTGTGAACCAAGAAAAAGAGCTTGATTTGTTTAGAACAACTTACGTTCCGCTCAAAGCTAAGGCACAAGCAGAAAAAGACTTTGGTCTCACGGACGTTGCGAACGATGTAGTTGTAAACAAAGACATCTCAAACAATTCAAGCAGCTCAAATTCAAAAACTGCATCAGGCTCTGACAACCCATACAAGCCGACAACCAAGCAAGACAACAATCTGAACAGAGCTAACATTTCCAAATAACATAACAGCCGGGACAATCACTGCTCCGGCTGTTATATAGAAACACATTAAAAAAACTGAGAAAATTAAAACGTATTAACTAAAATGGGAGTTCTTCGCTTTGATTTTGTGCCGTGAACCTCTGCGCCTGCTGCGATGGCTGCGTATAAGGCTGCGCTGGCTGTGCATAAGTTTGAGCGGGTTGTGGTTGCGCATAAGACTGAGCTGACTGAACGTATTGAGGTGCTTGCATAGACACCTCTTTCCAAAGCCATGTGCTAATGCTCGTAAACCACTTTCCGTTGCTTTCTCTACTCTCCGGAGTAATGCTAAACGTATAGTCGCCACCGAGTTTTACCTGCGAAAGCTCGGTGGCTTTCTTCATGTTTGATAAAGCAACTTTTCTTGTGTAAGTTCCTTCTTGGTATTCTACGATAACCGTAGCTTTCTGCCACGGGTTCCCGGTTGACTTGCTCACACCTTGCTCAATAGGCAAAATTTGAACTACTTTTCCTGTAATCTCCATTTTTATAACTTGTTGTATTGTTAGTCATCATCGTCATCGGCGATGTTGCCTTGTTTTATATTCTCTTCAACGAAAGCCTTGTATCTACATTGAGAACACGTCTCCGGCAAATATCTCTGAGGGGCAATAATAGTTTCTTGTGT